TTTCCGAAGTTATCGACACAAATTACTGTCGATATAAGATTGGACTATCGGGAACAATAGAAAGAAAAGATGGCAAACATGTAGTCTTTCGTGATTACTTTGGCAGCAAAGTTTTCAAACCCCCGAAAGAAAACTTCATGACGCCTGAAATACATATTATAAAATCAGAAATACGATTCATGGATGGAGCTCGTATTCCTTGGGCAAACCGTGTAACAAATCTTGCAAACAATGAAGAATATCGTCACACCGTTGCGCTTCTTGCAGCAACATATGCGGCACGAGGCCACAAAGTACTTGTGGTGTCAGATCGTGTGCATTTTTTGCGAAGCTGCGCCGAACTGGTTGGAGAAAATGCAATTTGTGTTACAGGCGAAGTCCCCCATGAACAGAGAGAAACTCTTCTCAATGAGATAAATTATGGAAATAAAAACGTTCTTTTCGGCACTCAAGCGATATTTAGCGAAGGTATCTCAGTTAACTCGTTATCCGTCCTTATACTCGGTACACCGATTAACAATGAGCCCCTTCTTACCCAACTTATCGGAAGAGTCATCCGAGAACAAGAAGGAAAACCAACCCCAGCAATAGTAGATATTCATTTGAAAGGAAACACTGCGAGAACGCAGGCTTCTAATAGAATGGGATACTATATGAAACAGGGTTGGAAAATTCAACAAATAGGATAGAAAAAAAGTTCTTGACACGGAACTATATTTTTAGTATAATATATGCTTCTATACGATTGGAAAAAGATATTCACTGTTGTAAATGGCGAGCCATCAGGTATTTTTATGATATTTGAGATGCTAGTTAAACAAAGTATACCTCGAAATAAGTATGATCCCATTTACAAGTTTTATGAAATAAACTTTGCGGGGGAGTCTTTTTTGGTACATCCAGATGTTCTCTTATTCAATGCGTTTAGATATTCTCGCCGAGATATTGCAATATACTTAGCTTTTGCAAGTATGCGATCTCTTGGCGAATATTTCGCCTCTGGCGATATTACACTTGATCTATTGGAAATGCCCATGGATCCTTTTCAACATTTAGAAGACGATAGGCTACTTTATATGGAAGATGACAAGTTACATTTTCTGTACGAAGAAGTCCCACAGGAGAAAACAAAATGGCATTAAGTTTTAACAAATCAAAGGGCGCTGCTCAAAAATCAAATCTTACAACCTATAGCTATCAGGAAGGGGATAACTCAGTTCGTTTGGTAGGCGATATTCTTGCTCGCTATGTATACTGGGTAACTGGTGAAAATGACAAGAACATTCCTCTAGAGTGCTTGTCTTTTGATCGTAATGAAGAGCGGTTCAACAACAAAGAAAAAGATTGGGTTCGTGAATACTATCCCGATCTCAAGTGCGGCTGGAGCTATGTAATGCAGTGCATTCACAATGGCGAAGTCAAGATCATCAATCTGAAGAAGAAGCTGTGGGAGCAAATTCTCACTGCTGCTGAAGATTTAGGTGATCCTACTGATGCAGAAACTGGCTGGGATGTTAAGTTCAAGCGAGTTAAGACTGGCCCACTGCCCTACAATGTAGAGTATCAACTTCAAGTGCTGAAGTGCAAGCCTCGTGCTCTCGATGACGACGAGTTGGAGCTTGTAGCAAGTTTGAAGTCTATGGATGATGTTATGCCTCGTCCTACTCCTGACGCTCAGAAAGAGTTACTCGATCGAGTACGTCAGGTAGAAACAAATGAAATTGATGAAGAAGCACTTGATGCGGAGTTTGCCATTTCATGATTCTTTTTACGGCAGACTGGCATTTAAAGCTAGGTCAAAAGAATGTACCGCGCGAGTGGGCATTAAATCGCTACAAGTTATTTTTCGAGCAGATTCACTCTCTCGAACAGCAGTGCAATATGCACATTATAGGTGGTGATCTTTTTGACCGTCTGCCAAACATGGAAGAGTTGGAACTTTACTTCTCGTTTATTCGGGAAGTAAAGATTCCCACACTCATTTATGACGGCAATCACGAAGCAACAAAAAAGAATAAAACATTTTTTACTCAACTTAAACAAGTAAGTAGAGACATAAATCCATTAGTTCAAATAGTAGATATTTCCTATGTCGATGAAGATATGGGATTTAGCGTATTACCTTATGCAGATTTACACAGAAAGGAAAGCATAGAACAGTTTAACCCCTATCTTCCTCTCTTTACTCATGTACGAGGCGAGATTCCTCCCCATGTCAAGCCAGAGGTGGACTTAGACAGGTTCGAAGATTTTCCAGTCGTATTTGCAGGAGATTTACACGCACATAGTAATAGTCAGCGAAATCTTGTATATCCTGGCAGTCCTATGACTACTTCTTTCCATAGAACTGAAGTACAGACTGGGTATGTACTAATTAATCCTCAAGATTGGACTTGGATGTGGGAACCTTTTGATTTACCGCAACTAATAAGAAAAACTGTAACTTCTCCCGATGAAATGTTACCTACAGAGTTTCATCACACTATCTATGAATTAGAGGGAGATATTCAAGACTTGGCCGCTGTTAAAAATAGCGAACTTCTTGATAAAAAAGTAGTAAAAAGAAGTAGTGAAGCGGCTTTAGTAATTGATAAAGAAATGACAATTCAAGAAGAGCTAGTAGAGTATCTAGCATATATCTTAGAGTTGGACGACGAAAAAATTAAGAATATAGTAGGTACTTTTAATGATTACTCTCAAAAAACTGCAATGGGATAATTGCTTTAGTTATGGTGCTGGAAATGTTCTAGACCTAGAAGAAAATACAGTAACACAGATAATTGGTACGAACGGTATGGGGAAGTCCTCCATACCGTTAATCATTGAAGAAGCACTATTTAATAAGAACTCAAAAGGCATTAAAAAAGCAGATATTCCAAATCGTTATGTAAATGACGGTTACAATATTCATCTAGAATTTACAAAAGACGAAGATGAGTATATAATTGATATAAATAGAAAAGCAAATATAAAAGTAAGTTTTATAAAGAATGGCGAAGATATATCTAGTCATACTGCTACAAATACTTTTAAGACAATTCAAGAAGTTATCGGTACAGATTTTAAAACTTTCTCGCAGCTTGTATATCAAAATACAAATGCGAGTCTACAATTTCTTACTGCTACCGATACTAACCGTAAAAAGTTTTTAATTGATCTTTTGCATCTTGAAGAGTACGTTGAGCTTTTTGAGCTTTTCAAAGAAAAATCAAAGAATTTATCTCTGGAGATTTCCGGAGTTAAATCAAAAATAGCAACGATAGAAAAATGGTTATCCGATAACAAATTGAAGGATACTACCATACTGCCGATGCTAGAAATTGAAAATGACACGGAAGAACTTGAGAATGAATTCCGTTCCCTAACGAAAGAAATTGAAAATATTTCAGAAAAAAATAAAAAAATCTCACAAAATAATCAGTGCATAAGCCTACTAAAGCAGATTAATATTCAAGAAATTCAGAATATTGAAGTATCTGCAAAAGAATCTTATGACACTTTACAGTCAGAACTCGGGACTCTCAACGGGGTCGTAACGGGGTCTCGACGAATGATGAAAAAGCTAGAAGATTTAAAAGATAAATGCCCAACTTGTGAGCAGACTGTACAAGAAGATTTTAAGCAAACGCTGATTACTGAAGAAGCGGATAAAATTTCTTTTGCAGAGGAGAAAATGCGTGAAATTACAACAAGAATTCAAAAAATTAAACGAAATAATGAGCTTTTCGAACATAAAAATAAAATGCAACGAGAGTGGGAGGATCTTTACCGAAGCATTGATCGAGATCTCCCAGTGGCCCTCTTGGATAAAGGAGAGCTTGAAAGCAGCTTGGGAAGAGTACGAGCTGACTTGGTTTCGCTGCAAGAGTCTGTGGCGCAGAGAGCGTCGGAAAATGAGAGAAGAACTCGACAGAACACCCGAATCCAAGTAATTCAGGAACAGACAGAAGAGTTCTTAAATCAGCTAAAAGATGCAGAAGAGTCCTTACAAGGTATTGAAGATGTTTACTCAAACCTTGAAGTGCTTAAGAAAGCATTTAGCAC